AACTGACGCAGTAAAAACCGAGCAGATGGCAGAAGTCATCTCGCATTTTCAAAAACTAGGATATGATATTGTCCGCAAATCAACAACAGGTACTGAGCTTTATTGGCAAATTACCTGGTAATCAATGATAACAGAACGCTACGAATACAAAACAATCAGTAGGAAAAACATAGACGGAAAAAGACATTACCTCACACCAGAAGGGGATGCTGTTCCATCTGTAACTACTATTCTCGACAAAACTAAACCTGCTGAAAAGATGCAGGCACTACTTAACTGGAAAAAACGTGTAGGCGAAGCCAAGGCGCAACAGATTGTTACTGAAGCCGCCAATGTTGGTACAGTAATGCACAAGAAACTGGAAGAGTATTGTCTAGGCACACTAGATAAACCAGGCAGTAACCTAATACAACAGCAAGCAGATAAGATGGCTCGTGTAGTAATTGACACTGGCTTAAAAGACATGAATGAGTGTTGGGGTGTTGAAGTACCTTTATACTACTCAGGACTCTATGCAGGCACTACAGACTGTGTGGGTATGTTTAAAGGTGAGCCTGCTGTTCTCGATTTTAAGCAATCTAATAAGCCTAAAAAACGTGAATGGATTGAGGATTACTTCCTGCAATTAAGTGCGTATATTTGCGCCCACGATAAAATACACGAAACTAAAATAAAGCGTGGTGTAATTCTAATGTGTAGCAGAGATCTAACCTACCAACAGTTTGAGATAGAAGGTGACGAATTAGAGTTCTGGAAAAACAAATGGTGGGATAGAGTAGAGCAATTTTATAATAAATAAGTAAAACACATTTATTAAGGACTCTAAACGTGGCAATATTACAAATATCCCGCATACAACATAGACGTGGAACTTCTGATAACTTACCACAACTATCAGCGGCTGAACTTGGTTGGTCAGTAGACAATAGAAAACTATACATTGGTAATGGTACACTTGAAGAAGGTGCACCTATATTGGGTAACACAGAGATCCTTACAGAGTTTAGTGACTTACTAAACACAAGCCAAACATACACATACAAAGGCGAAGCCGCTGGCTATACAGTAACAACCGGCACAAGTTCTAGTTCTCCCATAGAGAGAACACTACAACGTAAGTTTGATGACTTCGTAAGTGTGCGAGATTTTGGTGCCGTGGGAGATGGAACCACAGACGACACAGCCGCTATTAACAGAGCGTTATATCAGTTATATTGCTTAGAAGTAAACGAAGAAATTCGTAGAGCATTATACTTTCCGGCAGGCGTTTACAAGATCACTGGCGATGTTGTTAAAATTCCAACCTACGCTAAAATCGTTGGCGAAGGTGCAGAGTCAACAATTATTAAACAAACAGACAGTGGCGAAGATTACGTTTTTAAATTAGCAGATAGCCTACAACAGACAGATGCTGGTATTGCTACAAACGCCGCCACAAGACCACAGTATATTGAAGTATCTGGTTGTACATTTTGGAATAGCACAACAAACCATGTTGCTCTACTTAGTTCTGCACAACATGTTCATTTTGATGACGTTAAGTTTAAAGGTAACTTAACATTACCTACCACTGTTACAGATGCAAAAGCAAACGTATTGATTGAGTCCACAGCCGTTTTAATTAGTCAACATATTACTTTTGAAAACTGTTACTTTACTAATAACACATTTGGTTTAGAATTAGACTATAATTGTAGAAACATAGTAATTAACGCAAGTCACTTTGATGAGCTTTTCAAAGGCATTAAAGTAGGTGAGAATTTAACAGGATCTTCACCACAGGACGAAGGACCAAGAGGACTAAAAGTTTCACATAGCCATTTTGATAGAATATCTAATAGTGCTATACATACTTACTCTACAATCAAACATATAGTATCAGCATTCAACTATTTCTATGAAGTAGGAAACACTTACAATGGTGCGGGTAACCAGACGGCTCCAGTAATACAGTTTGCATCTGCAGGCAATTACAGCATAGGTGATCATTTCGAAAGAAACGACACAGATGATCTTGTCCAACCTCGAATACAAAGTAATAACTTATCAAGTTACGGTATAATTGCTGATCACAGTATTCAGTACGGTGCGCACAGACAAGAAGCAGGCAAGTCAGTAACTTTACTTGATAACACAACTACTACAACAACAGGTATTACTCTTGCTGACAGCAAATATACACACGGTGCTATTATAGATTATAGCATTGTACGTGGCACAACATACAGAACAGGAACATTAAGAATAGGTCACGGTACAAGTGTTGGTTATAGCGATGACTTCTCAGAAGACTCATCAACGGGTGTAACACTAACAGTTACATTTGCTACTAACACAAGTACCATTAACTATGCAACAACATCAACTGGCAACAATGCCACAATGAAATACTCAATTAGATATCTTTATTAATGATTTGGCAGTACCAAAAGTCTTCGGAGCGCATCCGTGAATGGGCTGCCTTTAGACATCAAATAGAAAACAAACCTTTCGAGCAAGCACTTAAGGACACGTTAGAGTTGTGGTCTTATGCTCCTATTATTAGTAACTGGATGGATTACACTTCTACAAAGATGTGGCCAGACCCTTGGGAATTGTTAGAAGACTCTGGCTATGATGAACTTGCAAAGTGTCTTGGAATCCTATATACTTTGTATCTAAGCGGACATAATGAACATACATATAGTGTTGAGATAGGGCTTGAGAACGGAGAGTATCGCTATATAGTATCGATTGACGATGGAAAATATATACTTAATTACGAGTGGATGGAGATAGTAAATAAAAAACATGTTAGTCCAGATTTAAGAGTGATGTGTCAATACTTCGCTAAGGACCTACAACTAGAACAATACCTATGAGGAATCAATGAGCGAAATCTTAGTTACTAAAAGAGAGGGACACAAAGAGCCCTTAAACATCGAGAAGATGCACAAAGTTGTCATGTGGGCAACTGAAGGCATTACAGGTGTAAGCGCAAGCGAAGTAGAAATTAAATCCAGTTTACAATTTTATGATGGAATAAAAACAGCCGACATTCAAGAAACACTTATTAAAAGTGCGGCAGATTTAATTTCAGAAGAGACACCTAACTATCAGTATGTTGCTGGTAGATTAATTAACTATCATATTAGAAAACAAGTTTACAACGAGTACGAGCCTTGGACACTGATTGACATTGTAAAGAAAAATGTAGAACGTGGTTATTACGACAGCGGACTGCTAGAAGCATATACTGAAGAAGAGTGGGCAAAGTTAGACAGTTACATCAAGCACGAGCGTGATGAACACTTCACATACGTTGCTATGGAACAATTTAGAGGCAAGTACCTAGTACAAAACCGTGTAACAAAACAGTTATACGAAACACCACAAGTTGCATATATTTTAATTGCGGCAACACTATTCCAAGACTACGAAAAGGATAGACTACAGTGGGTACATGATTACTACGATGCTATCAGTAACCACTTAATTAGTTTGCCTACTCCTGTTATGGCAGGTGTGCGTACACCACAAAAACAATTTAGTAGTTGTGTGCTAGTAGAAACTGATGACAGTTTAGACAGCATTAACGCAACAGCCAGTGCTATTGTAAAATACGTATCACAAAAAGCAGGCATTGGTATTGGTGCGGGACGTATCCGTGCTATTAATTCGCCAGTGCGTAACGGTGATGCTTATCACACAGGCGTTATTCCGTTTTACAAGTTATTCCAAAGTGCTGTTAAATCATGTAGCCAAGGTGGTGTGCGTGGCGGAGCGGCAACACTATATTATCCTATCTGGCACTTGGAAGTAGAAGATTTATTAGTTTTAAAGAACAATAAAGGCACAGAGGACAATAGAGTACGCCACATGGATTATGGCGTTCAGTTTAACAAATTAATGTACGAAAGGCTTATCCAAGGGGGAGATATTACCCTGTTTTCGCCCAATGATGTACCGGAAATGTACGAAGCATTCTATGCTAACGCAGACCGTTTTAAAGAGTTATATGAGCAGGCAGAGCGTAAGACAAGCATTCGCAAGAAGAAGATTAAAGCAATTGATTTGTTTACTGCCTTTATGCAGGAGCGTAAAGACACAGGGCGTGTCTACTTAATGAACGTGGATCATGCAAATACACATTCACCGTTCAAGCAAGAAGTAGCACCAATTAAACAAAGTAACTTATGTTGCGAAATCGACTTGCCAACTAAACCACTTACAAGTTTTGAGGATCCAGAAGGTAGGATTGCCCTATGTACACTGAGTGCTATCAACTGGGGTGCAATTAAATCTCCAGAAGATTTTGAGAAGCCTTGTAGACTAGCAGTACGTGGACTAGATGCACTACTAAGTTATCAAGGATATCCAGTACGAGCGGCAGAAGAAGCCACACGTGAATACAGACCATTAGGTGTTGGTATCATTAATTTAGCATACTGGTTAGCAAAGAACGATACAAGTTATAGTGATCCCAAAGCACTAGAGCTAGTAGACCAGTACGCAGAAGCCTGGAGTTATTACTTAATTAGATCCAGTATGGAACTTGCCAAAGAACAAGGTAAGTGTGAAGGCTTTGATAACTTGAAGTATGCAGATGGCATACTTCCTATTGACACATACAAACGTGATGTTGACGAATTAGTAGAGCCCAAGCAAAGACAGTTTGACTGGGACTACCTACGCAAAGAGATTAAACAGCATGGCATTAGAAACGCTACACTAATGGCACTTATGCCTGCAGAAACATCTGCACAGATTAGTAATGCTACTAACGGCATTGAGCCACCACGCAGTTATGTTAGTGTAAAACAAAGTAAAGACGGTGTGTTAAAACAAGTGGTACCTGAGTATCGCAGACTAAAAAATAAATACGAATTGTTATGGGATCAAAGAGACCCAAGTGGTTACTTGAAGATTATGGCAGTTCTACAGAAGTATATCGATCAGGGTATTAGTGTTAATACCAGTTACAATCCACAGTGGTACGAAGATGAAAAGATACCAATGAGCGACATGTTAAAGCATCTAATGATGTTTTACAAGTATGGTGGCAAGCAGTTATACTATTTCAACACCTATGATGGTCAAGGTGAAATAGATGTGAATAAGTTAGAGGAACTGCAACCCGGTGAAGTCGACGACGAAGCCTGTGAGAGTTGCGTAATATAGGATATAATAATGAGCGTTTTTAACATTCAGAAAAACAACAACCACCTTAAGGCATTGGCTTTCTTGGATCCAAAAGGTGGTAGTGGTATACAACGATACGATACAGTAAAGTACAGACAGTTTGAAAAACTTACAGACAAACAGTTAGGTTTCTTTTGGAGACCAGAAGAAGTTGATGTCATGCGTGATGCCAAAGACTTTAAAGACTTAACTGCGCATGAGCAACACATCTTTACCAGTAACCTTAAAAGACAAATCCTATTAGACAGTGTACAAGGTCGCTCGCCTAATCTAGCATTTTTGCCTCTATGCACAATTCCAGAACTTGAAACCTGGATAGAGACTTGGGCATTTAACGAAACTATTCACAGTCGTAGTTACACACATATTATTCGTAATGTGTATAGCGATCCTGCAAAAGTATTCGATGGGCTAACTGATATTAATGAGATTGTGACCTGCGCAGAAGCGATTACAGGGTACTACGATGATCTTATTACCTACTCACAGTTTTATAGCCTATTAGGCGAAGGCGACCATACAGTAAATGGAAAGTCATATAAGATAGACAAGTACGAACTTAAGAAGAAACTATGGCTTGCTCTCAATAGTGTTAACGCATTAGAAGGTATTCGCTTCTACGTTTCATTTGCATGTAGTTGGGCATTTGCTGAACTTAAAAAAATGGAAGGCAATGCTAAAATTATTAAGTTTATTGCTCGTGATGAAAATGTACACCTTGCAAGTACCCAAGCATTGTTAAAGTTACTGCCAACAGATGACAAAGACTTTGCTAAGATTAAGAAAGAGTGCGAACAAGAAATACAGAAAATATTTACAGATGCTGTAGAACAAGAAACTGCTTGGGCAGAATACTTGTTTAAAGACGGATCAATGATTGGTCTTAACAAGCAACTACTTACAGACTATGTTGAATGGCTAGCCAACAAGCGCATGACTGCTATTGGTGTAGAGTCGCCATACAGAGTAGGACAAAGCAATCCTCTGCCGTGGACACAGAAGTGGATTGCTGGTGCTGAAGTACAAGTAGCACCACAAGAAGTAGAACTTAGTAGTTATGTAATTGGTGGCACAAAACAAGACGTTGACGGAGATACCTTCAAAGGTATGACTTTGTGAAGGTTGCACGAGCGTTATTTGTTGCACACTATAGAATACCACATACTTGCTTAAGTTTACAGTTTGACCACTATATCCAGGGTATAGACGAAACGTACATATTCACAAATTGTGAAACTACAGAAGACAATCCATTTTTAGATAGAGTTTTATCTAAGTACCTAGACACATCAGAATTTAAATATGTGTTTGATGGTGAGATGGATAGTCTATATCCATCTGTGCGTAACTGGTGGATCCCTGGAGACTATCGCAATAGTTGGTTATATCAACAAGCACTCAAACTTGCTAGTCTAGATTACATAGATGCAGACGTAATCCTCATACAAGACCCTGATACATTTTGTATAAACCCGTACAACTTATGGGAAGGTGACTTACTCAAGTATTTTATACTGCCTAACGAAACACACAGTCCGGGTTACTACCAAGTATTACAAAATGCATTAGGTATAGAACGTCAAGTACCTCATAGTTTTGTCACAGAGTTTATGCCTGTTTATAAAGAGGACTGGCTGAAACTTAAACACGCTCTTATTGAAAGAAATAACTGCGATCCTTTTGATGCGATAATTAATAATGTTCCTGAAGATCCAGACAGTGTTCCTACACCAAACATTAAATGGTTTAGTGAGTACGAGCTACTAGGTAACTGGATTATGACGCAACGTGATGTTGCTCTTATGGAACAAAAGCGTTATACTTACACACATATCGACAATATTGCTGACTGCTCAGCAGACGAATACAACTGTATATGTGATGCTTGTCCTAATTTAGAGGACAGCATTGTGTTCGATAACAACGAAGAAGTTATTACAAACTTTGATGAAGTATTTGAAAAGGTGAAAAAATTCTTATGATTACATTATATACAAAAGACCATTGTCCTTTCTGCTCTCAGGCAAAGGCACTACTGGAGAAAAACAACATCCCATACGAGGAAGTTAATATTATTAAAGACTCATCAGCAAAGCAGTTTGTTTTAGCAGAGGGTCACAAGACAGTGCCACAACTGTATGTAAAAGGACAACTACTTGTAGAAGGTGGTTACCAAGGACTTGCAAAAGCACCATTAGAAGTTATTAAACAGAGAATTGAGGAACTAAATGCTAATTAACAAACCACAGTACGACAAAGGTGATATTGTAACTTTCATGTTAGTAACAGGACAGGAATGTATTGCTAGAATTGTAGAGTGTAAAGAAGAAGGGTTTGAAGTAGAAAAACCTCTCTCACTGATGCCAAGTCAACAAGGAATGGCTTTGATACCAATGGGCATGACAGCGCAAATAAATACAGTAGTGCTAAAAAATCAGCATATTGTGTTTCATGGTACTACTGCCAAAGACGCCGCTGATAGTTATATACAAGGCACATCGGGTATACAGATAGCCAAAGGAGATGTAAGTGCCGCCAGTATCCAGACGAAGTGACATTAATACTGCAAATGGTGTAATACAGTCTAATGTAATTGAAAATGTAATAATAAGCGGAAACGCCTGCGCTGTTAAGGGATCAGTCTTAACACCAGATGCGGCGTGTATTCCTGTAGGTGCACCTCATTGTGCTCCTGTAGTAGTGGGGCATAGTGGCACTGTGTTTGCTGGTGGTAGAGGTGTGACTCGTATAGGCGACGCAAATAACTGTGGGCACAGTAACGCCACAGGAGAATCCACAGTAATCTGTGGTGGGTAATAGATGTCACAGCACCTAGCGATCATTGCCGCAAGAGGTCTAGTTCAAGACCAAGGACTAGACAATAGTTTTGTGAACACCCTGTTTACAGAATATGCAAACACCAACATTATTTCTAAAGCGCAACAAGCAATCTCAGATGCCGATGGCGTAGGTGTCGACATAAGCGACTTAGGTAATGACATTATGCCAGGACTTGTTGGTAATGTGCCTAGTGCCTACACTACTGTAACCCCTACATCAAGTTTACGCTCTGCTTACTACACATACGCTACAACGTTGTTTGCAAGTGGTGATCATACAGGTTTTCTACAGTTTCTAATGCAATCGCATGGTTATGCTACATCAGTTTTCAATACCATGGATAAT